CGCCGCGCTGCCATGCTTTTGGTGCGGCAAACTTACCAGGCGGGCCAGCCTCGCCGCGCGGACCCACAGCCCCCTCAATGCTCTCGCCCGGCGGCCCCTGTGGTCCGGGCGGGCCTTCAATGCTCTCGCCCGGCGGCCCTGGAATGCCTTGTTCGCCGGGCGGGCCCACGACAGCCCCGCCGGGCTCTCCCCTCTCCCCGCGCTCGCCCTGCGGCCCGGCAGGGCCAACCAGCGAGGCAAGCTGCAAGGTAGCTTCGGCGCGCCACGCCCGCAGCGCTTCGATCTCCTGCCGCGCCTCGGCCAGCATCGCCGCCATCTGCAACCGCAACTCCCGCTCCAGAATGCCGACAACGGAGCCGAGCTCCGCTGCCAGCGGGTCACGCGGCAAGGCGGCGGTGTTCGTCATACGCAGCGCGGAACGAAGCGAGTTCGCTGGCGGTGGCATCGGCATTATCAGATGGCGGCGTGTCCTGCGGAGGCGGGGTCGCCGGCTGGGGCGATGGCGGTTGCATCTCGCTGCCGTAACTCAGCGGGACGACCTGTTGTTGAACCCTCGGTTCGGCGCCGTGCCCGCCCGGCACGGCTGGAAGGTCTTCCTGCGCCCGCGCCTCGTCGGGACTGTAGATGCCCGAGATGACGCCGCGCGCCAACCCCTCGATGCGCTCACGATAGGCCGAGCGCAGCAAGGCGCGAGTGTCGAGCTCAAGATATTCGTCGGGCACGCCGCGCAAACCGAACAGCAGCCCGAATGCTTCTTCGATGTGATTCAGCGTGAACCCGAGCCCAGTCGCGACCCACTGCTGCATGAGCAATTCGGTGCTGGAGAATGTCGAATTTCCGATGCCGAGCATTTGCAGCGGGATGCGCAGCGCCAGCGCAATGTTCTGGTCGTTCATCTTCAGCGATTCGACCAGTTGGGAGTCTACCGCGCTCGTCTGCACCGGCTGCGCCTTCAGCCCGCTCGTCAGGATCGGTGTGCCGCCGACGTTCTCGCTCTGCGATTGCTCGTTCCACCATGCGCGTAGTTCTTGCGCCTGCTCGCGCTTCATCACGACATCGGTGGTCAGCAGAAAGCTCGGCCGGCTTTGGTTGACGTAGAATTGAACTTGCTGGTTCAGCGCCGCGCCCGACATCGCCAAATCAAGCTGCGCCGCCAGGATCGGCGACTCGCCCTTCAGCGGATGCCGCGGCGTATGAAGGCGAACGTGCAGCACGTCGCGACCCGGCACGGGCAGCGATAAATTAGTGAGACCCGGCAGGGACAGAGGCAAATTGAGCCGTCGCTCGATGATCTCGTTGCCCGACAGCGAATAAAAGATGCTGCCATCCTCGGCCACCATCGCGGCGCCGTTTTGCATCAAGTGAAGCTCGGTGATCTCGGCTCGGGCGTTCCGCAGCGCCACCGCATAGGCGTTGCCACACTCGTACAACCGCCGCGTCAAATTCAGCAAGAAATCGGAGATCGATTGATAATCATTCGGGTGCCGCATGATGCGCGACAATGCCGAGTTGGTCACCCGCTCCCTGCCACCGTTATCGAGCCGGCGCCAGTGGTCGCCGCTGCACATCGGCACGGTTTGCGCATAGGCGCTGATGCAGGCTTCCAGCATCGCGCTCGGCCCGCCGTAGGGGCGCACGTTCTGGCCGGATTGCCAGTAGTTCCACGGGCTCCCGGCCGGCAGCCAACCATTCGACAGAAAATATGGCCCCGGCCGCACCGCGCCTTCAGGCACCGACGCCGCGCCTCCCCAGCCGAGCACGCGGGTGAGCCAGTTCGGCACTAGAACTGCGTCCAGTAAAAGCTGGAGACCAGAGAAGTTCCGGACATCATCGGGTGGTGTATCCCGCGCCCGACGCGCTCGGCTTCACATCCCGTTCTTGCGCCGCGCCGCCTCTGGCTTCGCCTGGCGGCACTGCCTCGCCCGATTTGATCGCATCCGCCTCGGCCTGCGTCGGCGTCGGCTGTTCCGGCGGAGAGGATACCCGCTCGGCAATCTGCCGGTCGGTTTCCTCTTTGAATGCCTTGGCGTCCAGCCGCCGCTCGGCTTCCGGGGTTGCCGGTGCCGCGGTGGTCGTGCTGCGGCGTGATTGCGTGCTCTCCATTACTTCCTCCGCGTTTCGGATGATTCGGTGCTCGCTGCGGCAACCGCCACAGCATTGGACGGTGGCGCCTCGGTGCTGCCGGCGTCATTGCTCGCGGTGACGACGCAGGTAATGGAATGCCCGGCATCGCTCGCCGCTACGACGTAGCTGTCGCCAGTACCAGCCACATCCGCGCCGTCGCTTTTCCAGACATAGGCATAGCCGGTCGGCTCGCCGTCCCAATTGCCCATCGTGCAGTTCAGTGTGGCACCAACAATGCCGTCGCCGCCGAGGTACGGCACGTCCACGTTGCGCGGCGCCGCCAGGGGTCCAACCTCCTCGCCTGCCGTCTTTTCCTTGATGGCGTCGGCGCGCGCCTGCGTCGGCTGTGGCACATTCGGCGCGTCGGCTTCCTCGCGCGGCTGCCGCGGCACTGTTCGCTCAGGAGGTCTGCTTTCCATTCGTCATCACCCATGAAAAAGGCGGGGCCGAAGCCCCGCCCGTTACCGCAAGGCGCTTATGCCCAGGAAACGCCGCTGCCAATAAACTGCACCATGCCGCTGCGCACCATCGCCCAATTGACGTTGGCGAGCATGCGAATGGCGATTTGGGCGGTTTGGAACATCGACTGCGTCGGCGTCGCCAACACGCCCGAGCCCTGCGCGCCCGTCGCGATGTTCAACGGCGTCGTGTCCTCCATGTGGATCGTCGCGACTTCCGACACCTCGAACTCAGGCGCGCCAGTGACCGACACGAAGTCCGCAGCATCGATCATGTAGACAGCCCCAGCCGTAACACTGGTGCTGGCTATCACGGTGAACATATCCGTGAACTGGGTGCTCCAACCGAACGGTGCGCCGGCCGGTCCCGGCGCAAACATCAATTGATTGCGCTGCGCTGGGTTCATCAGTAGCGCCAAATTGCGGCCCGCATTGGCGGCATAAAACGGCGCCGTGAGCTTATTCAAGTCGCCGAGGAACGCCGCATAGCCGCCGCCCGCGGTGGCGGTGAGCGTCGAGACGCCGTTTGTCAGACCCGCCGGGCGCGTCGTCGACACGGCCACGTTGTCCAGCAGCAACGCATCGATATTTATCTGCGTGTCGGCGACGATGCTGCTACGGATCAGCGTCTCGATGTCGGGGTTGCTATAGGCCGCAATCTCCCGGCTGAACACCGAGATCCCGCCTACCTTGTGCGGGTAGAGCGTGATGCTTGTCGTGCCCAACCTGCGAACCGGGATCGGCGCCGACTCGGCAACGAAGCTGCCGCCGATGCTCGGCGTCGTAGCGCGCGACGGAATCTTGATGGCACCGGCATTAGGCCCGAAGTTCAGTGATGTCCCCATCGCCGCGAGCTTCGGGAACACCTGATTGGGCATAAGGCTGTTGATGAACTCGCCCTGCGCCAGTTGCACCAGTTCCGACGCCCAACCGGTCGTCGTCGTGGTCGCCCCGGCAATCGCCGCGCGGGTGACAATCGCGGTCGGCTCGTGGTCCGGGTAACGCTCGGCCAGCACCGCCTCGACCGGCATGCCCCGGGCATATGCCTGGAACCGTGCCGAGATCGCCCGCAGGTACAAATCACCCGGCGACACGTCCCGGCTCGCCAGCCCGAGCGGCCGGCGCGCCACCATCGGCGGCCCGCCATTGTGGCCCATCGTCGTCGGCGGCAGCACCTCCTGCTGCACGGTGCGCAGCCCGATGCGCCGCTCGGTTTCTCGCAACGACGCTAGGCGCCTCTCTTGCTCGTCAATTTCGGCGGTGATCGTGTTCGCCACATCGATGTCGTGCTCAGGGTCGCGCGTGTGCTCGGCCAGTTGGTCACGCGCCGCGTTTAGCCGGCCCTGCCGATCCTCAATCTGCCTACTGATGGTTTGGTCAGTCATGGGTGTTCCCCTCGATAGGGGCTTCATCACGGCTTGCCCGCCGGTTTTCACCACGTCCCGCCTCGTTACGGCATGCTCGCCGAAGGCCAGGGTTATGGTGTCGTCCGAGATCCCGAGAGATCGCGCCAGTTGCAGTGCCGCCGGGTTCGCCGGGACACTAACGATGCTGGTTTCAAGAAGCTCTTGCTTCAGATAGCGCGTGCCGTTCCACGGATTCTTTGGATCGATCGGCACATTCTCGATAGATTGAAAACCCACGCTAGTCGCGCGGAGAACGTTTGCTTCAATCAGCCGTCTAACATCATCGGCCAGTTGCGTTGTGCCTGGCGCCACCGGCTCGAGCTCAGCCATGAGCTTGCCGGCGTCAACCCGAATATTTCGCCAAGTGCCGATCGGCGCGTTGGCGTTGTGGTTAAACAATGCAATTGGATTTTGCTTAAACCACGTGAGTTCCCAACCGTCGGGCTCGATGATGTCGCCGTAGCGGTCCACCGTGGCGTCCGAGAGCACATAAGAAAGCGCCCCGTCCACCTTGCCGGCGGCGGTTTTGCGTACCAGGGTCATGCCTAGTTTCCCGTATGCCTCGTCAGGCGATCATTGCCTGCACGTCGAAAACCGGCGCGGCGGTCGGGTTCAGCGACATGCGGTCGACGGCGTTGATGAGCGCCGCCCAAGGGTCGATCTTCGCGTCGCCGGCATTCTGTTTGGTGGCGCGGATCGCGGTGGCGGTGGGCTCGATCTTCACATTGCCGACGCACCAATCCATCAGCGACGATGGCGCATGCACCAAGGCCCCGCTGACCAGCCGCCGCTCGGCAGTCTTGATCGCCCCCATCAGCCGGTAGCCCTGCCCGACGCCGATCAGCATGCCATTCTCCAAGGTCACGTCGATCGCCGCCAGCTCGTCGACCAGCTCCCCGATGCCGGCCGGATCAACCGCGACGCAGGCCAAGAGCCCGCGGTCCTTGATCGCCTCGATGTGGGCCACGATCGCCGAGAGATCGGCGAGTTCGTCGTCGACGATCGTCAGCTCGCCGGCGTCGGCGAAATCCTGCAGCACTGCAGCGATCGACATCCGCCGGTCGAGCACACCCTCGTGGCACCAAGCATGCGACCACGACAGCCAGCGATGCACCCGCCGGATCTCGCCCTCGCCCTCGTCGACATCGCTTTCCTGGCGCTCGCGCCCGAGCACCGTCAGCCCGAACAGATCGTCGAGCCCGCCGCCGTCGACCCCGACCACCACGACTTCGCAGCGGTCGAGCAGCCGGTCGAGCGTCAGCCCCGGCTCGA